GTAGAACGGACGGCAATACTGCCCGTCGAACCAATCGGTCCCGCACGATTCGAAGAACTTCCCTCCCAGGAAGGACTTCTTTTCGTTAACCTGAAACCCTAAGTATCTCAGGTTGTCGATGAGCTCATGCGCATACTCCTGCGGAACGATGATGTCGTCACCGAATACAGAAGTATGTTCCCAACGATGGCGGGGAACAACACACCTAATGACCGAGAGAAATATTAAAGTCTCTAGTTCAAAGGTGTATCCATTCCCCATGCTTGACCATTTTTCGACCTCGTGGAACTCCGAATCAACGGAGGTCCTGTGAGACCGGAAAAGGCTAAGCAATTCTAGCCACCGTGGGGGCATAAGCTCAACAACCAACTGTGACGAAACCGTGTCACTCGCTCTGCTCAGATCTATGGTCGCAAGACCTAGTGTATGAGCATGCTGAGCAAGATAACGGTTCCGTTCCTGCTGGTTGCGTAAATCGACCCCAAAGTAACTGAGACGACGCCGCATGTGTTTCCCAATGCCTTTCTGTCCAAAGACATTAAGCATTGGTTCAACACAAATTCCGCGGTCCGTCTTAGCGTTCTTTGGTACGGTTATAAATCTGTTACCCGGCACGACATCGACAGGAGCGGAATTATGCTCATGCCATGCGGGCCCTAGAAGGACCTTGTAAAAGGGTAACAAATCGACGGTGGTTGATACTTGTGTGTCGAACTTCTTTGACCCACACTTACCATCCGCAGTGAAACCAATGCAGCTCCCTGGGCCGTGACCCATCCTGTCTAGGATAAACTCTAGATCGGAAGAATCAAGGGGACCAAGAATTTGCGAAATCTGCTTACGCAGACGCCAGTATAGCGGGTAGTCTTCCGCCATACTTTCCAACCTTACGTTGGTCGCAAAGCATTGGAGCTCAGAAATCCAAAAGGATTCTGTCGCTTCCTCTTCACGGTTCACACCGAGCGGCATATAGGGAGACTTCCTTAGAACTTCGGTCACGAGGTAATCGTCGGCGAAATTGCCTGGATTGTCATAATGACCTGGTTCCATGGGAAGATCCATATACTGCTGGTACTCACCGTTAGTTAATAGAAGATAGACCGCTAAGGAACGCGGACTATCAACCACTTCACATAAGGAGGTAGCCACTGATAGTTGCAACTTAAAAGATGCACTAAATGAACGGTTAAAACTCGTCATATCGAAAGTCCTCAGATAGTTAAAACTATTGATGAACGAAGGAAAAGAAACGGCCTGATTAACTAGGCTGTATCAATTCCTCTGCCATCTCTTCGACGACAGCCAGGTCGATAAGCGCACGAAACATTGTGAGCACATCAAGTCTGGAAGTGGCGTCGGAGTCTGCGGGGCTGATCTGATCAAAATTCGCACGGTGATACCCTGTTACTGTGGTAACACCGGTGTCAGTACTGGTAACTTCTACCGGCACTGCCAAGCGAATCGTGGTCCGATTGACCTCGTTGGACTTAGTAGCCCTCTTGACCGAAGCCGTCAAGGAAGCCGTACCTAACCCAGTGATGGGCGTGGTACGATCTTCCCAGATAGACAACGGTTGAGAGGCGATAGGGACGAATGTGTGGTCGGCCGGTGTTGAATCGGCCAGAACAACATTTGCCATAGTTGACATTATTGTCTCCTAGAACTGTCGAAAGACAGTGGTAAGTGTGCGTTCAACGCACGTTTGAAGGTCACCCGACGACAGAGGACAGGTAGCAACCAGAGCGAGGAGAACATACAGGATATACACGAGGATTGACATCCAAGCGTACATTCGAGTTTTTCTCTTCATCTCGGGTTCCTCTCTGGCCATTGTCTCGGAGGCTTGATATAGCGCTTACGTTTGCGCCGTACTCGCCTCCTTGGGGTGGAGCATGGTGACACGCGATAGAACTTTGTAGGATCGGCCTCAATGGCCTTACTACGCCGTCCATTCGCGATGGTTACGAGCACAGCTGTTAGCCTCCTCACGCGTTGCCACGTGGCAGAGGGGTCCCAGCCGGGTGGTGATGGAAGGGGAATGCCGGTAACGAGAAATCTTTGATGACTCTTATAGGAAACTTTCCCTTGAGAGCCTTCGTAGATATCGCCAACGACACTAGCGCCTTTTATCTTGCGATAAGAGACGTTATTAATCCTCCGGGTTCTTGTGCCTGACACAGACTGAACATGACGCATAGCGTCCAGTCGCATCAGCCAATCACCCATTCCAATGCCATAGTCAAATAACCATGACCAAGGAGTCACCTCCCAAGCCCACAAAGCAGGATTCCCGTAGGTAATCTCACCTATGGTAGGCTTGAGCTCAACCCTGAGATTGACATAGTCGCTCACAAGGCTTCTTACTTCACCTTCGTGCCACTGGGAAGTGGC